GTATTGCTTTAGTCCGAGCATGGTGTGTCTTTTTTATACTTCTTTACTAGCTTATCAGTACCTTCTTCACCTGCACCAGATTCTTCTTTACGCATATCCTTTAGTTTTTTCTTTGGTTTTCTTTTATTATCAGACATGGCCATATCGTTTGACTTTTGTTGCATATCTCTAAGTCTATCCATTGTAGAACGACCACGCTTTGCTTCATCAAGTTCGACTTCTTCTTTTTTCATACCTGATAATTTCATACGATCACTATAATGTTTAGCTCTATCCATGCTACGCTTCAGACCCATTTTATGAAGTTTATCAGTTGCTTTATTTCTATCAATTTCTGTGTTTGCAGTAGCAGTACGTGCTTTATTTCTAGCTTGCTTTTCTTTTTCACGTCTTAGATCATTAGCTAAATCCTCATCAAGCTCAACTTCTTCTTTCCTTACTTTAGCAGCTAAGTCAGAATCAGCTTTACCCCAAGTACCAGATGATTTAGTTACAAATGAGTTAACACGAGCATGGCCCCATTGTTCTGGAGTTGTACCAGGACGATGACCTGATTTCCAAGCTGCTACACCGCGATTATAAACTTTACGAAGAATACCCATTGGCATACCAGTCTTATCAGCTTTTTTCTTTAATGATGCTGTTGGATCTTCATTAAGATCTAATGCATAATCTTCAGTTGATTCCATTAAATCGCTTAAGTCAAACTCTTCGTTTTTAGGTTTATACATCTTAAAACGCTTGTCGAATTTAACTTTACCGTTTTGATCCATTAACATATGAGGACGTTTCTTTAGAGTATATTTTCCCCATAGATTTTCGTTTAAGTTATTTCCATCACACATGCAAGGTTCTGCATGGCAGTTACCGCATACCCAGTCTTCAGATTCACCGTACATTTGCTTGTATTTCTTAGTATGCTTAGAAACCTTAGTCTTTACGCGCTTACCGTCTTTAAAGTCGCCAGGAGCTGGTTTGTAGTTGGAATCTTTATCTGGTCCGTCACCTGGCTTTTCAGCGTTTCTTTTAAAGTGAGCTTCACGGTCGTCCTTCTTATCTTTTGGAACACCTTTATAATAATCTTCCATGAACATTTCAAAACGCGAATTAAAATCAAAGCTTTCTTTTTTACCAGCTACAGCACGCTTACGATCTCTTTCGGCTTTTTTAATTTTTGGAAGTAGTTTTCTTTCTAGTGAAGCTAAACGATTTTTACTTACTTTTTCAATGCGCTTATCGATTTGCATCTTTTCGCCATCGCCAAGCTCAGCATAACGACGATTTTTAGCAAACTTATCTTTAAGCATTTTGCGAGCAGCTTTCTTAGCACGCTTTTTAAGAGTTTCAAGATTTGCCATACGACGCTTTGCTCGGTCTCTGCCAATCTTCATTTTATGACGATTCTTTTTCATTCTTAAACCAAGTTTACGGCGCTGTTGGCGATCCAAAACTCTTTCTTCTAATGGTTCCATATCGTCAATGTGAATTTCTTCTGATTCTGACATATTCATACCTTTTCTTACAGAGTCGTAAACATCTTTTGCTGAGCTTTGAAGCTTACGTGGCAACCCTTTTTTAAACGAATTAAAGTCACCGTCTGCTGCAGCTGCTCTCATTTTAGAAGCTGACATACCTGACACATCATCTGCATCAGGGTCTCTATCTCCAGCTGAGACTACTTTAATTTCATCAAATTTATAATCTTTACCGTTATATCTTTGAAGCAAATCATTAAATTCTTTTACTCTATCTGAACCAGCAACCAATACAACTTTATTAAATCTTTTTTCTAATTGAACCATTAATTGAATAATAGTTTTAGCAGTAGATTTTTTTACTACTTGTCCAAAAGATTTTTGAGCTAATTTAATTTTATCATCATATGATAATGGATTCTTTTTCTTATCGTATGAATGAGTAAGAAAGATGTGTGGCATTCCTCTTTCTGATTTTGCAACCGAAGCTACCTTTGCAACAAGCTTTTCATGGCCAACAGTCATAGGATTCATTCTACCCCATGCTACTACTGCGGTTCCTCTTGCTGCTTCATCTAACGTTGGTTCTGTATTGATATATTTAGATGAGTCGTGTTCTTTGTCACTGACTTTCTTTTTCTTTTCTGGCTTAGCCATTGATTAGATTCCTAGATTAATACGTATACACTATTGCTTTATTTATAATTTTCTTGAAAAGAAGGTATAAAATTATAATTTCTGTGAGCTGATCCACCCCATATTGTTGACTTTCTAAGCCATCCCATAGCAGGTGTTGGAGACATAATTGCTAATGGTACTTGAGTTCTTCTTTGTCGATAAATGAAATAATCATTATCAATTGCAGAATGAATACCTATTTGTTCCATTTCTTTAATTAAAAATTGAGCAGTACTTTTCGTCATTGCATATGCATGGGCGCCTTCATGGCCAGCAAGATTATAGTATTCTTTTGGAGGTCCTGCCTTTATATGATTGTAGCGAGAAGGATCTGTAAGCTTATATCCTAATACGACTATTCTATCATTTGGAATATCAATATCAACTGGCTGCAACATAATTGCATCATGTTCTAATACACACGCTGCTTCGTCTGTGCCTTCTGCTATTTTTTTCCAAATTGTATAATGACCTGCAGAGCAACACATTGCTTTGTGACCCGATGACGGATTAGCCAAAGGCTCATGAGGTGAGTTTGCAAATTGTGTTTGAATTCCAGTTTTTGCTAATGCCGACGCACCAGTTTGATTTTGATAACCCATAAAGTATTCAAAAGGTAATTCTACCTTTGTACAAGACTCAGCACAAACTTGAGCATACTCGTGTGATACTGGATCATCAATTTTGAGAATATAAGCTTTAGTTATTTTTGCCATTATTCATATCTTTTACTATAAAAATGACCAGTTGAACCCCAGTAATGGTCTGCATAAACCTTATCAGGGCCATCATATCTTTTACATTCTCTTAAATAAAATTGAGGAATAAAATAATGTGATGGCCAAATATGAAGAGATTCTTGCCATGTTGGAACATGTTGAGCAAGAAATGCATTTCCTGTAGATCTAAAAGGCTCAGGATGCAATTGTTCTGGCGTTAACTTACTTAATTCATTTACCAAATGCTGTAAAAATTTATTACCGGGATTTGCAGCCATAATGGGCTGTACGTTGTTTCCGCGGTATAACTCATTTTCGAAACAAGTGTATGCATGACATGCAGGAGCATTGAATAGTTCCTCCGTATTTTCTAAACAAACCATATCTGCTTCAGGCCAGAATCCACCTTGTTCCAATATTAATTCATATCGAATTAAATCAGATACTCCTTGAAATCTTCCTGTATTATAATAACGTTCAATAAGACGGGCGTTTTTCCAATTACGATTTCTTAACATTTCATCTGTGAAAATAGAATATTCCCAATCAGGATGTTTGTCCCGCCAAGTATGCATCCATTCTAATGGAGCCTTTTTTGGACCAACCCAAATTTGAGTTATCTTTTTTTCAATGTTCATTTTTGGATCCACCAAATGAAATCTTCTTCAACATTCCAAGAGTTTGGTCCATAGAATTCTGTTACTGCTTTTTGGACGGTTGGGAAATGAATATCATGGCCGAACACAATTCCGCCTTCTTTTACTTTACCTTCCCAAGCTTGGATATCTCTTAAACATCCTTCGTAGCCATGATCAGCGTCTATGAATACAAAATCTAAAGATCCATCTTCTACTTCATTACACGCATTTGTAGTGAAATCTTTAATTACAGTTGTGCGGTCTGGATAACTCTCGCAAAACCGAAGTAACTCTTTATAATGTTGATTGTGATCCCATGCCCAACCATTTTCGCCGGGTGTCCATTTTTCGGGTCCGGTACTCATAGGTTGAGATTCATATAAATCTACGCCAATTAAATGTAGATTAGGGCAATTTTCTACTAGGTATTTAAAACAAACACCGGTATGAACGCCAAGCTCTGCTCCCTTTGTCCAGCCGTTAGAATTTACAAATTGAGCTAAGGTTTGCCATCTATAAGTATTACCACCATCGTGGCCTCTATCACGTATTCTTCCCATAATTTAATCTCCATAAAAAATAAAGGGTAAGCTTCATGCTTACCCTTGTATTTATATCACTTTACAGTCGAATGTTGACTTATCTAATTTGACTGGAACTCCGCCTGCCTCAATGCAAGCTTCGGCCCAAGTAGGTTGTTTAAACTCTTGAATTACTGCAAAAAATCCAAATGCAATACATACTACGGTTAAAAGTGTCATTACAAAGAAAGAGTAGAAACCAACCTTATCGACTATCTCAGCCGAAGGTGTTGTTGGTCCCATTTAGACAACGGCAAACATTAGTAAAAGCGCTACGAGAAATGCGAAGATTCCTAATGCTTCAGCAAACGCGATACCAACAAACATTGTACCTGTATCTGGTTTCTTAGGCATTACTTTGAGTACACTACCAACAATCATTCCTACTCCGATGGCAGCGCCACCCATTCCGAATGTTGCTAGTCCTGCGCCAATTAAGGCGCCCATTGTTGCAATATCACCGGTCATTATATAATCCTTTGATTTCCATCATACACGCTTTCGATTCCTCGTGATATCCCAATCTTGCGAGCTCCGACGCCGCTCTCGAATATCCCACTACTTGCGCCCAACGATCTACTGCAGACCACAAGCCCGATAATGGCGCAAAGACATAATTTTTTGCTAAAACTGTCATTAAACCCACCCCTTTAGATTTTCGTTAACGATTTCATCATAATGATGTTTTGCAATTCCACGAATTGCACCACGATGTAAACCCATGTCGTTGAGTTCACGATCTGTAAGTTTTGAAAGTTCGTTGATTGTTTGTTTGGCAAGTTGGCGCGCGCGCCATTTAACTTTAATACCACGGAAGAAGAATACTACTTCTTGCAATGCAGGTGTTAGCCATCCTGCTACTGTTAAGACTGCTTGAGTCATTTTTTGCTCCTAATGTATATGTAATGTATGTGATCCGATCTTAGACGACCGTCTAAGTTTAATCCTTTTTACAAATATATTTATTAGGAAAATAGGTAAATAAGGGTTACTAATTCGGAATAGCCGCTATTCAACTGTGTCAACTGTGACAAAATGTTAAGTGGTATATCCAGCTTCTTTCGTAAGTTTCATTATGCAATGGAATTCTCCATCACCTATAATTCTTATGTCTCTATCTGAGTATACATCATCTACAAAGCCAACATATTCGTGAGAACCTGAGTTTACGAGATAGTAATGACCGTGCGCAGTTGCGCCATCCCATCGTGAGATGTCTATGTGTTTATTGTGTTTACAACCCCAAAAGATTTCTTTAATAGTTACTGAAGCCGTACCTGCGTCAAATGTTTCGCCACTAGCAACAAGGTCTGATAAAGCCACATCAATAGTATCACCAGACGAGTCTGTTACATATACTTTGATTACTGCTTCGTTATGAGATCGTTTTAAGTAGTGAACATTAGCCATTATTTCTGCCATCCTTTAATGTATCGGTCAGAAAAATTAGCATTACTAAATTCAAGGCGATCAACCAGTTTGACTGCATTCTTACCCATTCGGTCAATTGCAACAAAGCCCTCTTGCTTTGTGACTTCATAACCATCCTTAGTTCTGAGGAATGTACCAATGCTTTTTGCACGATCTAATTTACCGATAAGCATATGCTTTGCATCGATAAGCAAATTGTACAATTCAAACATTGCAGTAATCTGAGATTCTGGTGTGCGCTTAAAGTATTCTAATGTAGCGTCTTTTTTCTGACGTTGTGCAGCTTTACCTTTTTCGGTCTTACGAGTTGCTGCTTGCTTTTCGTAATAATCATCAATATAAGCAGTTAGATCCTTCGCCAGTTTACGAGGATTCTTAATTCGCTCACCAACGCGAATTTTACTGTTGACGAATGTTTTTACTTTTTGTAAAGTATCATCATTCTGAGAAATACCATCAAGAGTTTGTCTCTTAATTGTATTAAATTTCTTACCAGCAGCTGACAGGATTTTAGTAACCTGCTCAGTTTCTTTTTTGGTCAAGTTTGCTGTACCTGACAAATCTCTATACATGGCATCAACTGACCAAACGCCTTTTACTTTTTTGAGGCCAGACGCGATCTCCTCTCCAAAGCTTGCAGACATTTCTTCAAAGCTTGATCCTCTGTATACTGTATGCCAGACCACTCCGATCTTGGATCTGAGAATTTCTTGACCGAGGTCTGATGATTTAGGTACCGCGTAAACGATCGTATTAGGATGGAAAGTAATATGCGGTTCACCATCAATGTCCACTTCTTTGAGATCTTCTTTAGCATATAAAAAATCACCTTGTACTACACCTTTGATACCAAGCTTAGGTAGCTCAGCAAGGGCTAGTTTCAATTTTGTATTCAAATCACCCTTTGTATCCGCATCAATATCAGCCATTGTTTTGTATACTTTAGGGTTTTTATTAAAGATGCCTTTCTTAGCAACAAAGAACTTCTTGTCACTAGGATCAACACCTGCAAAAACAGCAGGAGCTCCGTCCCACTTAACAGTTACATTTACACGAGATGTGCTACCACCAGCGAGCATATCACGCAATGCACGAAGAAAGTTAATCGATTGACGAGTACCTTCTACACCATTATTTAAGATATTATCCTCTAGGTGTTCCATATGAGTATTCTTAGACTCATTTAAATATTGTTTAAATGTTAACATTAAATAGTCCTTTGAGTGTTTCCATCATTTTTTCTGAGTTAATGCTAACAGTTTTACCTACTGTTGGAGCAATGTTATGAGGAGAGTTTTTTGATCTTGGTATAGAAAAGCTCATTTCAAAAGTAAATTGATAACTACCGCCACCTTTAGATTGTACACGAGCTCTATAACCTGCTTTTGCAGCAGTTCCAAATCTAGGTACATTATTTAATTTAAGAGGATTTTGTGTACCAAGTAAATAGAATCCATTAGTTCCAACATTTACATAATATGTTTTCTTTTTATTATAATAATCTTCAATTTTAGTTGCCGGAATATTTCCCTTCATTTCTGGAAACCGTTCTCGCTCTGCGGTGTATTTAGATCTTTTATCTAAATCTTTTATTTCATCTAAAACTTTTTGATTCTTTGTAAACTTATAAGGTTCGTTTTTCCATTGCTTATTCAGCTGATCAATAATTCCAACTTCTTTGGCGAGTTCTATAATGAATAGCTTTTCGTCATCAGTTTCTCCTTCTTTACCAATAGACCATCCAGCTTTAGGATCCCACTTCATTACAAGTGAACCCGCGGAGGCTGCTGTAATTTTAAGTTCACAACCTGCTTGTTTAGAAGAACCTGGAAGTTTAATCATTAGATCTGGAATATCGCTACCAGCTCCGGCCGGAGTAAATGATTTAGGAACCACATCATATGGCTTCAATGCGGCGGCTGCATTATTTTCATATTGAAAACCTTGCTGAGCAGCTTCTGTAATATATTTTTTAAAGGTAAGCATTAGGTAGATCTTACTCTTGAATGTGTAAATGGATTTTTCTTTTTAGTACCAGGTTTAATAGAGTAAGGACTGCTTTCCATAGTTTTAACTTTAACTTCTGGCTGAATTTCGTATTGTTTAGAACGAATACCAACTCTCATACGAAAATCGCCTTTTCCTCCAAACATAGGAACATCAGAAGCCACACCCAATGGATCTTCATTACTCAATCTGTAAAAATCGTCTGCAGCTTGCAAGTAATATGCTGCTTCTGTTTTACCGCCTTTAGAATAATGGTCTCTAACAACTAAGCCAAGATCTTGATTTGGTACTGTAACAATATACTGATCACGCTGTTTTGCCATATAAGCTTTCATTTCTTCGTGATTTACAGTATCAGGATCGTTCTTTTGAGGGCCAATATTTGTATTAAGCTTTTTCTTACCAGTTGCTTTTAAAATATCAGATACAAATTTATTAGCATGTTTCTTTAACATCTTTGCAATGTAAACTTTCAAAGGACCCATCTTGCCAGCAAGAGGACCCTTTTTCTCTGGAGCTGAAGTCCATTTACTTCCGTCATAAGAAGCACGAGTATTACCAAGGTTGTCAGTATGGTTCATCTTAACTTCTATCCATACTTTTTTACCTTGGTGTTTTACTAAGACGTCTGAATAAGTAGAATCAACTCTAGGTCTTGAAGCATCAAAACCCATTTTGTTTAGCTCGCTTGCAACATCGTTTTCGAACTTATCTGATGCTCTACTTTCACGTAAAGATTCTCTGTCGTCGGCATATTGCCTAAATCTCATTAAAGACATGAAATCACTCTTAATTGTTTTACTTTATTTATAAGAGCTATGAAATGCCACCAGCAGAGAATAATGTTTTCTTACTTTGACCGAAAGCAGATTTATCAAAAACAGGTGAATCATTGCTTGGACTACCAAATGCAGTATTTGCAACTGATTGGGCATTGCTTACATTGCGTTGAGCACTTTCTTCTAGATTATAGAGTTGCATTTTAGCACGATCAATACCGACGACAAATCTACGATAGTAACTTAGATCACCCCAACGATTCTTGAGCTGCTTAATCATGAGTTGGCCAAGGTTGTCTAGTTCTTCGGATGATATAAGTCCAAGTATACAGTCAGCAGTATGAGTAATCCCCATAGACTCAGATGTATTGGTAAGATCCACATCGGAGTTACCGTAACCATCGCGATTAAATTGAGAGCTAGTAACAACGCTACAATTATATTCCATCGCAAGACCACGTACCTCCTCTGCAATTGACTTGACTAGCGTATATGAATTAGCTGCTGCAGCACCTTTTACTCTAGCGCTTGCACATATATTTAGGTAATCGATCATAATGATATCTGGCTTGAAGTTTCGTTTCATACGAAGCTTAGTGAGTAGATGTCTGAAGTGACCGACATGAGCAGAGCCAGTTGGATATTCTTTTACAACAAGCTTGCCCGTAGATTTACCTTTGATGCGTTCAAGACGTTTGTTGTAAACATCTCGTGGCATCTCAGATACTTCATCGATTGTAACATCAAGAAGGTTAGCGTCAATACGTTCTGAGATACGTTCTTCAGCCATTTCCATAGTAATATAAAGAACATTCTTACCAGCAAGTAACGCGTTAGCTGCCATATGACACTTGACAAGTGATTTACCACCACCTGTTGTTGCCAATAGTACAGTCATAGATTTACGAGGTAAACCACCCTTAGTAATCTTGTTGAGTAGCTCAATGTCGAATGGAATACGTTCTTCTTTCTTATGATAGAAATCATATCGAGCTTCATAGTCTTCAAGGAAGTCGTGACCTACACTTGTATCAAAGCTAATACTCAAAGAATCTTGAAGCAATCCTGGCAATGCATCTTTACCGAGAGTAGATTCAGTGCCATCCACCACCAGGATTGCTTTTCGAATTGCATTAAATAGATCTCGATCTTGACAGAACTTCTCGGTCTCAGACACGAGCCAATCAAAGTCTGTTTGTTCATCGACTTTGAGTTGGTCAAGGCTCGCCATCACATTTTTGTAACTATCTTCATTTAGATCTTTACGTTTATCAATGACGAGTTTGAGAACCTCCACAGAGGGAGGCTCTCGATACTCTTCTACATACTCAGAGTATGCATCGAATATTTTTTGAAGATTGCCATCTTCGAAGTAATCCTTTTTAATATAAGGATATACTTTACGAAAATAATCTTCGTTGTAAACAAGGTTAGATACTACTGTATTCTCAATCATCTTCCACCACTTCTTCTAGCACTTCATTATTGGATTCGTCGTCTTCACGCATAATACTACCGGATGCACCAATGGTAAACGCGTCTTTAATATATTTAGAAAAATCTGTCTTCTCTAACATATTAAGCCAAAACTCAGAATTGTCAACAATTTCTTTTGCTCGAAGAAGTTTTTCGGAAAGAAGCTCACCTGTTTCAGGATTTACTGCTTCATACCAACCAACCTTTGGTTTGCGTAGATAACCACCAGCTTCGGCGATTTCCATTAAACCAGACCATTTAACAATACCACCTTCCCAAGATACTGAGATTGGAATCTTAGATTTCTCTTTTACATGGCGAGACTTTTCGATGTTAATCACAAAGTGGTAGCCTGTAATTTCTGTGCCAACCTTTTCTTGACGTCGACCGATGATCCAAATAGCATCTGCTGAATAGTAGATACCTGTACCACCTGATACAACATCCTTAGGAAACAGACCAATCTCTTTATAAGTGTGATTGACTGCGATAAGTGGAATGTCTTTAAGATTGAGATGTGGTGTAACGATACGAAACAAAGACTTAAGAGCTTTTGCACGAGACATATCAGCAACTGATTTACCGTCAAGCGCATCTTCAACTTCTTTCTTAGATGCAAGGTTACCAACTGAATCGATAACGATCATGACTTTATCGCCCTTCTCGATCTTATCCAGCTGTTGTGTAATATCAAACTTAAGCTCTTCAGCATTGGTAACTGGCGTGTGTACTACACGATTCATATCAATACCAAAGGATTCAAAGTATGCTTGAGGTGTACCAAACTCTGAATCATAAAACAGAAGAACTGCGTCTTCATTCTTTTTCAAAAAAGCAGCTGCCATTAGAAGAGCAAAAGCTGATTTAAAGTGCTTTGATGGACCAGCCAAGACCAAAAGGCCAGGACTTACACCGCCATCAATACGGCCAGACAACGCTACGTTCACCATAGGAACTGACGTCGGAGCCATTTCTTTCTTACCAAAGACTTTCGATTCCGCAATGGGAGCCGTCATCTTAATAGTAGAATTTTTTACCAATTTGTCTAATAGACTCATATTAACTTCCTTCTACAATCTTAAGCAATTTTCCTTTATAGGCCTCGATCTTGGCAACTCGATCTGGCCAGTAAATAGTTGATTTATCCGAATTCTTACACAGGTTGTCTAAGAACGGAGAGATAGATTTATATAGAAGTTCTAATCGATATTCAAGATCGTCAGCTTTGACTTTAGCATCGGTGAGTTGATCCTCAAGTGATTGCTTTTCAGAGCTGACTTCTTGAATCTTTTGTTCGGCCTCAGCTTCTTTTTCTTGAAGCTCTTCATCAATAAAGCTGAAGCC